ATCTAGGCTGCCGTATGGTTCTTGCGAGTCCTCGTCGTGGAATGAGTGGTATCCGTTGTGTGAGTCGAACACGCGCGCTTCCTCTGGTCTGACGGTCCCGATAATCATCCTGTCCTCCCCTTTGCTTGTGTGCTGTCAGTATGGGGCATCCGCCGATGGCTGTCAACCCCACCCTACACATCCATACGTGGTAGGCTTGCGATATGACTACCCCACTGGCCCCGTACCAGTCTGATCTGCGAGACGTTGGCGAAGTGCGGTTGCGCAGGCTCGTGGCACGCCTCGCGGCTGGCGCTACGCAATCGCAGGTTGCGCGCGACCTAGGCGTCTCGCGCCAAGCGGTGCACAAACTGGTACGTCGCGCCCGCGCCCGCGGCTTACTGTGATGGCCGCGACCAGCAAGCTGTCACCCAAACACTCCGCGTTCGTTCGCGAGTACGTGGCCAATGGTTACAACGCTACGCGGGCCTATATCGACGCGGGATACTCACCCACCGGCGCACGCGGTCACGCGTCGCGGTTGGTAGCATTAGGTAGCATCCAGGTTGCCGTTGCCGACCACGCGCAGGCTGTGGCTTCGGCCGCGGAAGTTTCGCTGCCCTGGTTGCTGTCTGAGCTAAGGGGCCTGGCCTCAGCGCCAGACTGCAAACCGGCTGACCGGATCGCGGCGCTGCGCGAGCTTGGCAAGTTGCTAGGTTTCTATGTGGAACGTTCCGTCGCGGTGGCCGCGTTCGTGCGTCCCGAGCTCGCGGGCCGCAGCCTCGCGGAGCTTGAGGCTATCGAGGCCGCGCTGTGGCCTACGCGCGCGGGTCGCGAGCCTCTTGCACTAGGGGAGCACGCGCGCGCGGGGAAGGGAGGGGAGCTTGCCGTTGAGGTGGAGGGTGAGCGTGACGGGTGGGCGTGACGGGTGCGTGGGTGCTTGTGGTGACGGGTGACGGGTGCGTGGGTAGTGGTGGCGTGAGGGTAGCGGGGTAATGGTCAGTCGGTATCTAGTGGCGCGTGGTGAGGGTCGTCGTGGCGGTGGTGGTGGTGGTGACGGTCGTGGTGGGGTGGGGTGCCGGGTAGTTTGTTGTGGTGGTGAGTGTTGATGTGTGTGGTGAGGTCATTTTTTCTGCGGCCCCCAAATTGGAAACGGTTCCCAAGTTGGAAGCGGTTTCTTTGGCTGCGTTACTGCTGGCCGTTCCAGTCCTGGTACTGGCGTACCGTAGTGGGGGTGTGTTCCTGGCAGATGGGCGGGGCTCTGCCCCCCTCCCTTGAGAATTGCCCCGACCTTTTGCTTGCCGACTCCCGGCAGGTTGTCGTCACCTGTAGTTCCGGCAGGCATCGCCGGTGGGGGCTTTGGGGCGACCCTACTAAATCGGGCGTCCTCGGCGGCGGCCCCGAGAGATCGGGGCGTGTCTCCCACCGGTTGAGAGGATTCTACAGAAGGGTGCTTATTTTGTCATGCGTCAGTTTCAGGTAGCTGGCCCCGTATGACTGCGTTTACTCCGTTGCGGGCTCCCTCTGCTGACATCACGCTCCACGACATGCAGCGGGCGAAGGCTGCTGCGTCGTTTGAGCACTTCCTTGCTTACGTCAAGGTGCTGGAGCCGCCTCCCGGCGGCGGGCGCATCGATTTCGTGATGTGGGATCATCTTCGTGAAGTCGTGGGTCTGCTGGGTGCGGCGCGGCTGCTTTCGATCCTTAAGGCCCGGCAGGTCGGTCTTTCGTGGCTGCTCGCGGCCTATGCTCTGTGGGTGGCCCAGTACCAGATCGGTGCGGTCGTGCTTTTGCTTTCGCAGGGGCAGGCGGAGGCGGCGGTTTTTCTTAAGAAGTGCCGGTACATCTGGCAAGAGCTCCCTGAATACCTGAGGGCTCCGCTCGGGATAGATTCGTCCACTCAGATCACCTTTCCTCAGAGCAATTCCAAGCTGACCGCGCTTCCGTCTACGGAGAACGCGGGTCGTTCGGAGACTGCCACGCTGGTTATTCAGGATGAAGCTGACTTCCATGACCATCTTGATGCCAACTTCGCCGCGGTGAAGCCCACGATTGATGCTGGCGGCCAGTTGATTCAGGTGTCCACCGTCAATAAGAAGACGATGGGGTCGTTGTTCAAGGAGATTTACCGACGTGCGCCCGCGAACCGCTTCGTCAAGCGTTTCTATGGCTGGATGGTGAGGCCGGGTCGTGACCAGACCTGGTACAACCGAGTAAAGAGCGAAGCTCCAGATACAGCGGAGATGTCTCCTGCCTTCTACATGGAGCAGGAAAATCCGACGACGGAGATAGAGGCGCTTGCGCCATCGAGGGTGCTGGCTGCTTTTGACCCAGACGCCATTGCCGCAATGGGCGAGGATGTCCGTGGCCCTGTCCAGAAGATCGGCCTCATCAGCATCTATCAGAAGTATTCGGTTGGCAAGAAGTACGCTGCGGGCTCTGATGTTTCGCATGGAGTCGGTGCGGACTCATCCGTCACCGCGATCCTTGACATAGCTACCGGAGTGGTTGTCGCTGATATCAACTCAAACGTCATCTCGCCTGAAGAATTTGCTGAGCAATCTGTCAAGATGCTCGTTCTGTATGGCAGCCCGATATGGGGCATCGAGCGGAACGAGTGGGGCATCCTTGTCGTCAGGAAGGCCCAGGAGCTTGGCTATGGTAGGCTTTACGAGCCGGTGAACCGGCAGGGGAAGCCTACCGGGAGGGTTGGCTGGGATACGAACTCGCTTACGCGCCCTCTGTTATGGGGAGAGCTAATAGACGCCACCAACAACAGGCTGCTTGTGCTTCTCTCAAAGCTGGGCCTAGCTGAGTTCTCCGATGTGATCCGTAATCCCGACAGCGAAGGCCGTATCGAGGCGGTGGCGGGTGGTCATGATGACTACCCGATGGCAGTTGGGATAGCATGGCAGATGCGGAAGCATGCCTACGACGGGCGGCCGCGCAAGATCAAATCCCAGAAGTTCGGACGCCGCATTCGGGAGATCATGAGTATCAGATAGATGACCGTACCGAAGATAATCGTAGAGATCAACGAGGCCGTCAAAGCGCAGGAGCAGGCCCAGGAGGCGCTCTGGCATCGGATGGACTCCGATTACTCAAGGTGGCGTTTAGACCCTCATCGCCCAAACCCTGAAGAGGGCATCACACGCGCAACCGTCTACACGTCCAACGACCTTCGCACGATGGCGGACAAGGCTATTGCCGTCCTTGCGGAATCAGACTTCCTCGCGCGCGTCATTAGCGACAAGGAAAACACAGAACCCAGAGATGCTGACAATGACGCCGAGCGTTTCGTAATCGGCGCGTTCGCAGAGGGGGATCGCAGGCTGAAAGCCTCCAAGAAGCCCGGCGTGCAGGCTCAGCTTGCGTGGATGTCGATTGTCCGTGGCGGAGATATTGGCAACAGGGCCATTCTGAAGAAGGACGCCGCGGGCGAGACGATTGTCGATATTACCCCGTTTGACCCCCGTCATGTCGTCAGTATCCACGACGAGAACGGGCCTCTCTGGGCGGCGGTGATTAACCGGCGTTCACGCGCCACCATCAAGCGGCAGTACCCGAACTTCAGATTCGACCGCACGCGCTCCTCCGCCGGCGCATTCAGTCGCACGGGAGGCTCAGATCAGTTCCGGGTTCTTGACTACTACGAACGAGTGGAGGTTACCGCCGTCAAGAAAGACAAGGGCGGGGAAGTTCTGCCGCCTAAGTTCGAGTGGCATAACGGCATCATCATAGACAACCAGTGGGCGAAGAAGATGACGAATCTCTTCGCTGAGCGGCCCCAGCCTATCTTCCGCGTGAACGGCTACAACCCTGGGGTTGGCAACTACCAGATACAGGACTCCTCAGTCACCACCGAGATCGTCGGCATCAGTGACTTTTCGGAATCCATAATGGCTGCTAACCGCGGGGTGGTGGACGCCAAGAGCCGCATCCTTACCTACACTCTTTCGCTTACCGCTAGGGCGGTGGCAGGCATTTATACGCTGACATCAAAGGGCGGAACGTCAGAGGTAGATGACTCGCCGAACGAGCAGAACCAGGTTATCCCACTTGATTCGGACAAGGAGGAGAAGCTTGCCCTTCTCCAGATTTCAGAGACGACCAAAGACGCCCAGATATTGCTTGGCTCCGTTGTCCAGGAAGCCATTCGTGGCGGTCC